TACACTATCTCCAGATCCTTCTGGACCTGGAGTATCCGGTCACGGAGCCTCCGTTGCTACCCCAAGCTCCAGGAGAGCAGCCACGAACTCCATCGGCATAGCGTCCGCGACGGCGAGGTCGATGGTGATCGGACGAAGATCGACCTCGACCTCACGCGCGGCGAGCTCCTTCATCTGCTCCTTGAAGGTGGCGAAGTTCGGCGAGGCCGGAGTGATCTGGTGCTCGCCGTCCTTGTTCTCCTCGCCCAGGTTCTGGATGAGCGCGGTGCGCGTCTCGTCGAAATCCTTGGCAGCCTGACGAGCCAGCCGGTGGTTCCGGACCAGGTCGTAGCGGATCTTGGCTGAGACCTTGATCGGATTCTTGGTGTCGTGGTTGAAAAGACTCGCGAGCACGCCGCGAATCTGGACTACTTTCTCTAGGGTGGTTTTCATAACAGAATCAATCGTTAGAAGTCTTGGCGTGTAGGTAAAGAGTAACGCCATTGATGCTAATCTGAACTGTCCTATTCGGGGAAGTCGGGGTGGTCGAGCTGGCGTTGCCGAACTTCCACGCGTCACTGACACCACCACCTGGAGTGATGAATTTGAAGCCACCGCTGTTGGCCAGAATAGCGAAGTCGATTGTAGAGCTGGCATTCGTAGAGAACAGGAAGCCTTGGTTCGCGTCTTGACGGAAACAGAAATCGTCTGTGACGCTGCCCGTGATGATATTGTCAGTCGCGCCTGACAGGCCGAGCAGCGACTTTACAGTCGTTCCGTTTAGCCAGCTTGAGTGTGGCAAATTGCCGTTGACGTTGAACCGAACCTTTGCGGTTTGTGTCGGATGCGCAATGCGGACGTAGCCAGCTGCCTTCGGTTGTAACTCAAGTGTGACGTCAGTATCTGTGCCACTAGCACGCAAATATGGAGCACCACCAGTTGCGGCATTGGCAATTGTGATTTCGTTTACAGCACTTGCTGTTGCAGACGGCAACAGCAAATTATTGCTGTTGGTATCACGCAATGATGTTACCAGTTTGACTACTCCGAAAGTCGCAATGCCTGAAACCTCAGCAGTGCCACCGATGAACATTGCTCCAGAGACGCCCACGCCACCAGTCACCACGAGAGATCCCGTCGTGGTGTTAGTGCTGGTGATATTTTTCAGGATGGCGATTTGCCCAGTGCTTGCGACAACGCGCATGGCGATACTAGCGCCATTATCGGACGAGAAATTGATGGACTTACTCGCATGACTCCGGAGGTTCATGTCGTCCACAATGGATCCTGAAATCCAGTCATCATTTGCGCCACCGACGCCGATGGTTGCCTTTTGACTGCCAGCGAAGCACAGAGACATGTAGGCCAGCGAACTGTTCGTGCTGTTGACCCGGAAGCCTTGGTTAGTCCCGGACGCCATCAGGGACTTACTACCAGTCAAGTAGGTGAAGTTCGAGTCAACGTGCACCGCGAAGCAGTCCTCACGCGTCGTCGTGCCAGCGATCGTAGCCATGACGACGAACTGGCTGCCAAGCGCACCGCCACTCCAGTTCTCTGTGGTGACGAACTTGATCCCAGAGTAGACCTCCTGCCACGCTGCCCCGCTGTAGCCGCCCCACATGATACGGCCAAGCGAGTCACCGCTCTGCACTGCGGTGGGCGAAGCGATGGTTCCCCTTGAGCGCGTAAGGTAGATGTTGGGGTTGACGTTGCCACCACGGAGCTGCATCGACGTGTTCGCCTCTGTGTCAGAGTAGAAAGCCAGCGCGCCAGTAGCAGCAGTCGAGCTCGGTGTTCCGATCGCAGCCTGCGACGTGCCGTCGAAATCATCAACCGTGGTGCCTGTGGACGGATAATAGGCCAGACGACCAGCAGTTCCGGTGCTGACTGTCCCAGAGCCACCACCGCCACCTGCGCCGAGAGCTACGTTGGCTCCGTTGATGCGAGCTGTAAGTTCGTTAGCCGTGGAGTCATACCAGACATCACCGTTGGCTACAGTGCTGGGATCACCCGCGAAGCTGCCGACGTTCAATCCTGCGTTGGTTCCGTTCGGCGCGAAAGTCTGCTTGACTCCAGCAGTGAAGGTGATCGACGCCGTCACACTCGTGCTCGCCCCGAGGGTCTTGTTGGTGAGCGTCTGAGTCGCGGCCAACCCGACCAGTGTATCAGTCACCGCGGGTAGGGACAGGGTTACGGTTCCCAAGGCTCCAGTCACAGGAGACAGCGTGACAGTCCCGCTGGTAGCGTTCTTGAAGTCAATTCCGCCGACTGAGGTGCCAGCCACGCCCAAAACTACCTTGGAGATCCCGTCAGTAGTGATACCAGCGACCACCTTGGCTTTTGACGTATCGTCGCCCAGTAAGACCGAGTTGCTGGTCATGGTGCTGGCGGACATAAGATGCTTCGGAATAAAAACCACAGCGGTCGTGCCGTCACCTATGACCTGCTGCTTCGTGTCTGTGATGTATACCGGCTCGCCTTCTGTCGGGATGACAGAAGCTAAGGCAGTAGCAGTGTCCCTGCGTAGTTTGATTTTCCGGTATGCAGTTGCCATGGTCGTTAGAGTTCAGGTTCAGGATCACCGTCAACGATGTCGGTGAACTCGTCGCCAGCGTCACCGCCGTCGAGCAAGTCAGTAAATTCATCTACGGCAGTTCCGCCGTCTACCTCTGTTACACCAGCGCTGCCAACAGAGAACTCACGCCAGTCACTGCCTAGCTCGCCGCGATTGGACCAGCAGATCCAGAAAGATAGGGTGTCCGTGCGGTAGCAGATGTCACTCGGAAACACACTGTATTGTGAGCCTGTTGTGAGAGCGAGCATCTCGAGCTCACTGTCAACCTCACCATGATTGACCGGACCGCCGATGTGACGATTTTCTAGGAACAGACGTTTCTGATCATCTGTGGTATGGACCTCCATCGAACGGAGCAGTCCAGCTGCAGCAACGAGCTGCCGGTTTTCGTCAGTCCCTGTGAGCGGAACGATTCTAGCCATTGGCCACCTCCGGTCCCCACTTCTTTATCGGACAGAATAACGGAGCAAGATTGAGTTTCATGGAAGAGCAGCCGCATTTGTTACACATGCCGAAGATAGCGCCGTCTTTCCAGAACTCACAGCCTCTGCAGATTTCGAGACGACTTGCTATAGTTGCCTCTGACGCAAAGATAGGCTGCTGTCTAACCACTGCCTTAGCCACTGCCTTAGCAGCTTGCGCAGCGCTCGCAGCTCTTACAGACGCTGCCTGCCACACTACCTTTGGCTTCATCAGAGGTATCATACCAGTCTCCTGAACTCAAACTTCTTGATGTAGGTAGTAAAGCCTCTTTCGATGGGGAGCTCAAAGGCGAAGTCCGCTCCACCAAAGCCATCGGCGTAGGTTTCAAACTGGAGGATGGAATGCTCTGAGCTGATGAGCGTATCGTGGTCAGTCTTCCAGATGTGGGCTCGGATAGCAGCGAACCCTCCGGCGGTCAAACCCTCTATGTGCAGGTCACAACGAGCTTCCTGATATGACCATTCAAACGGATCGGGCTCTTCGCGCTTTGTGTAGATGGCTTCGCAGCATGGAAGAACAGAGCACTCAACTGGGTCAATGTCTTCCCAATCCAGCAGTGTAGCCAGAAGGCGCGCGTTTGCGTCTTCTTCAGTATCCTCGTCAAGAAGGGTAACACCGACCACACCAGTGATTGTACGACCTACTTCGCTTCCGGGAGAACCAATAAGTGTGCAAGGACCGATCATAGTCCATGCCTGACTAGTCGGTGAAACCGAGTAGTCCATGGCTATACCACCGTAGAAAGGAGGAGAACCAAACTCAGACCCAAATCCTGTCGGGAAGAAAGTGCTGCAGTCACCTGGGCTAATCGAGATAGAAGCACAAGGAACTGCTGCGCCGCTCACTTTTATGCAGCGTTGCAACTGCGGATCCTGGACACAGGTCACGGGATCAAACGAATGAACACCACTGAACGTCTCAAGGCTGGAATTGGCAACAGACCCGAGTGAGCAGCTCAGCGAGCGATCCGGAGCATACACTTTGTCGTCGTCACAAAGAGTGCCAGCGGCTCCGTACTGACGGTATTTCTTGGGCGGGTCAGACGGAGTCGTGAACTCGGAGAAGCCGCAGAGTTCAGCCGTGCCTCCACGCTCCTTGCAACTGATGGACAGAACTGTCGGTGTAAAGTATCCAAGGAGGCACCAGTAATTGTCGTCACAGTTTGGAGTGTCTTCATCGTCAGAACCAACACCTATTGAGATACCACAGGGGTCACCAGCTCCTTTACCAACAGGGATGATACGGAACTTGACATTCTCTCCTTGGGTCAATGTGACCTCAGCGAAGAGTCCGGTCGTTTCGAAATAATCGACCCATGTATCGCCGCCGTCAGCACTTTACATCGAGTGGATTCTGTCGTGCAATGACTGAAGAGCAAAGCAGCACAGGAACATCCGGCACTGGAGGCGGAACGACAGGCACAATCTCCGTTGGCGGAGTATCGCTGTCACCGTAGATGCTGTTGTCCACTACGACTGCCTTCACCTCTACGGTATCCTCTCCTGGAGCGAGCCCAACGATCTTACAAATAGTGCCGTCCTCGTTGGCCTTGCCAAAGTAGAAGAGCGGCAAGTTCGTGTTGTCGTCGAACAGAAGCTCTCCAGTGTAGATCGGACTGTCGAGCTCCACTATATTTGGAGCCGCGCCGGCTGTTACTGTGTACGGTCCGATCACTACACCAAGACGAGTGCGGAAGCCGATCTTGTGCGTTCCGGTTGTGAACACGACTGGCTCGTTCAGCGTGACTGTGGTTCCTACGATTGACTTCACGAGACCACCCTGGCCCCATTTTGGGGTATCATGGATGACCTTGATAAGATTGCCGTATTTCGGCACACGACCTTCTAGGGTCGTCTCAAAGGTGATGTTCTGCCGCTGCAACAGACGCGTGCGGCGGATATACATGCCTTCTTCAAAGGCACGATTACGATCACGACAGCCGGGGAACTTGATCTGCTCGCAGTTCTCACCAGCGTCGTCACCAACTAGACACTTGACGTAATCAGGTAAACCAGTGTTCGGGTTAGTAAACTCCATCTCCACGCCGTCATACTCGTCCTGATCGGCAAATACCGTGTCCAGCTTGAACGTGTCCTTGACGATGTTCTCCTGATTGTAGACAGCACTCACGACCGTCTGGAGGTAGTCACGGATCATCGTGACCCTGGAGATGTCAAGCATCGGCACAGCCCGACCGGCTCGAGCGATGACCTTCGCTGCCTCCCATACACCAATGCGTTGGTCAAAGACGAAATCAAAGTTCCATCCTAGACCGTCGTAGACCGTTTCTAGGGCGAGAAGTGCCTCAAGATCAAAGAACTCGTCGTCCAGACGACCACCATAGGCAGAGCGAAACACGTCACAGAACGCCCACACGATCGAACGTGTAGCAACAGGAGCACTCCAGATCTCGGTACCAGAGTCATAGATCGGCAGCTTCCGCGTAGCCCATGTGTTGAAGCGACTGGAGCTCTTGTCGTTGAGGTTGTTCGTAGCGCGGATCTTCAGCGCGTAGAGCGTGACGTCGCCGTAGTCCTTGGTCGAAGGTAGGAAAGCACGAGCGCCGTCCCAGCGCAGCATGTCAGACGCGTTTGTGTCTGTGTCCTTGACATTGGTTCGCATACCACGGATCTGATACCGACCGGGAGTGACATCGACACCAAGTGTGAAACGCTGAGGAGTGTTCGTCTGAAGCGTCTGAGAGAACAGGAATGCTACGGTCCAGGAACCGATCGGAGTTCCAGAATCGTCGATCTCCTGATACTCAAACTCTGCTGTCACAGTGCGAGGCTTCAGTTTGCCATCACTACCTGCGAAGTAGAGACCTCCGGGAAGAACAACGTCTACCTCCAGACGGTTGGCGTCAGTGTTCGCTGGATTCAGCACATACGGACCTGACTCGCCTGCGAACTCAGATTGGTTTGAACCGAAGAGCTCAACGCCAGTGACCTCGACTGACGTGATAACGTTGTCCGGGAACAAGACGACAGGCTCGCCAGGAGGGTAGATTGCCCACTCTACACCAGGAAAATTACCAAGTGGAGTATCCTCGATGTAGGAATCAAAGTCGTCATACTCACCTTGCCCAACGCAGAAGAGCTGGAACAGATACTGATCATTGCCGATATACTGGTTGTAGGGCCGAGCAGCGTAGGACGGCCAGAGTCGGTTGCGACCGTAGGGAACCTCGATCGGAGAGCCAAGCCTGATCTGGTTCTTCTGTCCCTTCAGATCAAAGACCGGATCAGCCTCAGGGAGTTGGCCCGGAATCGTCGGCTTTGGAACAGACAGCGCGATCGCAACTGCAGCCGCAGCGACCAATGCAATGACAGCGTAGATGAGGAAATTGTAGCCAACCTGAGCGACGATGTTGACAACGTCATCCGGCGCGATCCGTCGAAATTCCCATTCTGTGACAGGCACATGCTTGCCGTTGATGATGCATACGAACTGCTGCTTTCTCGGGAGACCGCCGTTCTGCTCCAGCCATTCCTTGATCGTGATCCCTCCGGGATGCTCGCTCACGCGAGTCTCCTTCATCGGCTCAAACGGATTGTTGATCTCAACGATTGTAGCCATGATCAGACTTCCAGAGCCAGACGCACGACGTGCGATGGCAGTTCACGGTGGTGGTAGAACTCTACTCGGCCGAAGCCGAGGATTCTTGTGATGTCGGAGAGGTTGTCCACGCAGACCTTGTGATCCTCGTAAGCGTGCAGGACAAGCCCGTTCTCCTCCTTGAGAAAGATACCCACGTGTGAGAGGCAGCGTCGGCCCATCGCCACGAGGCACATATCAACCGGACGGTTCAGCCTTGCCCATTCGCACTCAGTCTGCTTCAGACCCTCGTTGATCATGCGCGAGGAGGTCAGTATGTTGGTCACTCCGGCGAACTCTGGGAGATTGACACTGAGCCGGTCACGATAGACCTGAGTGACCAGACCCCAGCAATCGAAGACATCAGGACCACGACCACCCATCTTGCACGGTTTGCCGACGTATGCGTCTGTCCAATGCATATCAGCCTCCGAGGGACGGGAAGCGAGCCCGCGTGTAGTTCTCTGACGGGAACTTCTTGTTGATAAGATCTGCGAACGAGGCACGGCCAACACCGTCAAACGCAGTAAGCGTGACGTTCCGCAGGAACAGAACCAGCGGAAACGAGATCTGGGGCTGGGTAAGGTCACTGAGCAGGAACGGGCGATACTTCACCTGCGCAGGGATCTTGCTTCCCTTGATCGTATTTACGAAGTCTGTTACCTTGTGCTCTGTGTTGTCAATCGCGAGCGACAGATCCTGGAGACCGTTGTCGCCAGCCGGTGGTAGGGTCAGATTGAACCCGACACCCTCGAAGGTATGCGTCATGCTGTCCTCCAGGGTCAGATCCAGATCCTCACGGTTCTTGACCAGCCGGATGGTCTCGCTCAGAAGTGGATGCGTTATTTCGATCGTCTCCAGTAGGACATCGTCCGACGGATTCGAGTAGAAGTAGAGCTTCGCTGCGTCTGTGTAGTCGGACATCAGCGTCGGTCTGAAACCTGGGGAACTGTGATCTTGCCAGCGTTCTCGCTGCGCAGATTGGAGGACCAGATGATGTGGTCAGTGCGAGTGTAACGGTCTGCAGTTGCGGCGTCAACTTTTGTGCTTAGCTGCTCGATAGAACGTTCTATCCGGCTCACATGACTGTTTGCCATCCAGCCGGCATAGAGCAAAGTCACGGCGATGCCGACGAACTTGACTACGGGCAAGCTCAACATCGAATTGATGGTCAGCTTTGAAGGCTGTTCTTCTTGGGCAGGTTCGCTCATGGTGATTCTTTGTGTCTACGTTCGTAGCCAAAATACAGTCCTCCACCGACGGCCAATGCCGCCACGCCGAGTGCCCAGATCCACGAGGGGAGGCCAGAGATCTGGTAGAAAAGGAAGAACACCACGCCAGCACCAGCTGCGAGCGCAGCAGCAGTCGGGAACTTGACGAACATCAGCACGCCAGCCGCGAGCATAGACGCAATCGCAGCGTAGAGGAACGGCTCACGCGCCTCGTTGTCAACCTTCCGCATGGCCACTCGAGTGTCCACGGTGCCGGTGTCAGCCTGCACAGCCTGCTGAGTCTGGACCAGCTTCGTAGGAGCTACGAAGATCATCTCTGTAACGACCTTGGCCGGTTCTGCCTGCGTTGGTTCGGTCTTCGTAGTCGTGATCTTTGTCCCGACTGGAATCTCCAGGGTTGAGGCAGCTTCGCTGGTGCTGAGCTTGGCCGGAGTCCCGTTGTCCGGCGGAGCCGATACCTTAGTTCCAGCCACGCTGATCTGCGCAGTCTTCTTCGGCAGCATTGAGCAGCCAGTAAACAGAAGAAAGACTGGAAGCAGATACCTCATGTAAGAAGAGCGTCAACCTCCCCTTCGGTCAGCGGACTGCTGTCTGCTAACTCAAGCTGGGCAGAGACGTCCCAGTGCATCACGTCCTTGTAGCTTTCCTGGATGGAACCAGCTACGAAGCGAACTGCGAAAGTCCGGAAACCATCGCCGAGTGGCAGCTCAATATCGAAGAAGCTCGCACCCTGGGCCAGCTTGTGATAGACAACACCCTGGAACAGTGTCCATTCGTCATCAGTGAACGTCCAGCGCACATTGATAAGACGCCACGATGACGTGAACCTGCGACGCTGCTGTATGCGTCCGCTTTCGAGCTTGGTTCTAGCGAACTCTGCACTTGCCTGGCCACTGAAATCAGTGGTAGGCCTAGGTAGGTTAGTTGTGCTCCAGTCAAAGTTCATGCAGCGGCTCCTCGTTTCATACCATAGGTGCGTTCAAACGCAGTGGTGAACGGCGATCCGCCACGGTTGACCTCGTTGGTAAGCTCAGCCTTGGCGCGGCGAACCGTGATCTCCACGAGCTGCGCGTCGCCCTCTTGACGCTGGGTGACGTCGGCAGTCATCTGACCGCCAGCCTCGTTGTTGATGACAACGCTGATGTTGCTTGCTCCGTTGCCACCGCTACGACCAAGTATGTTGGCTGTATCGCGCACTCCGGTCACTACGGCCGGACCACGGACAAGCTCTGGCTGACCAGTCTCGCCAACGAGACCCACCTTGCCAGCCGGGATCATACCGCCCATCGCGTAGGCACCTGCGTAGTCCTGCGACTTGATCGCAGCTACATTTGCCATACCTGCAGCGATGGCTGCACCGGCTGCAGCAGCACCAAGAGCAGGGCCAACGTAAGGGATGCCAGCAAGAGCCGCGTATGCGGAGGTAGCTGATTCATAGGTCTTGATTGTTGTCTGAGCGATAGCCGCAGCCTTGGCGATCTTGGAGCCCTTCTTTCCGAAGGCCGATGCCATCTGCGAGATGTTACCGAAGAAGTCACCGACCTGTGTCATGGTCGCCTTGTGGCGAGCTGCCTCGAACTGCCGCTGCTGCTCAGTATACTTGGTCTCCAGAGCCGTGAGCAGCATCAGCTTTTCGTCCTCAGTGGTCTGAGTATCGGCAAGAATCTGCTCCTTACGAGCTGCGTAGCTGTCCGCGATCCGCTGCTCCTCGCTCTTGAGCTGAATGGAAAGCGCATCGGCGTCGCTGAACCGACCCTCGGCTACAGCCTTGCGGAGATCCTCCTCCAGTGCCATGACCTTGGACTTGCGCGACTGGAAAGCCTTCTCATACTCCTCGCCAACCTTCATGTTCAGCTCGCGCTCGAGCTGGACCCGGAGATCGTTGTTGTCCTCGGTATTGTCCCGGATCAACGCGAGCCGCTTCTTGTAGCTCTCCGCGATCGAGGTCTCCTCCAGTTGGAGAGACTCGCGGAGGGCATCGAACCGGCCACGCTCCTCTGAGCTGATGGACCGTTTGGAAGACGCTCCGGGAGTGAGGCCACCGAGGCGATCAGTGCTTTTGGCAGACTCGCTCTTTGACTTCTGAAGCGCGTCATACTCGGCACGCAGCTTCTTTGCCGCAGTGATCTGATCGCTGAACGAGCTGACTGCCGCGTCTCGCTCGTTCATGATCACCGTGATGCCATCGCCGAACGAGTCCCATACCCCTTCGAGTTCGCGGGTCACACCACCAAGATTGGCAGCAGTGGTGACTGCGTATTCCTTTGTAGCCTCAGCTAGTCGCTTCGCAAACTCGGTGACTCCGGTCTTCTTGAGATCTGTCGGATTGAGAGCTGACCAGATTGCGTCACCTGTGATCTTAGCGATCCGGACCACGTAGGAGAACGAGTCAGAGAAGAACCGGCGAATACCACGGTCAATCGTCTGCAAACCTTCCCAGCCTGCTCCGATAGCAGTGCCGATGCCGCGCACGACTGCGGTCACGTTCTCGGGGATGTTCTTGAACGCTTCCCAGAGAGACTTGAAGACGCTCTCACCCTGGAAGCCTAGATCCTTGAAGAAGGCGGTCACGATCATGTTCGTGGCCTCCAGATCGGCAGCCATCCCGCCGAAGATGCTGGTGAACTTCGACCCGATCGCCTCGATGTAACCCTGAAGCTCACCAGAGGCGATCATGTCAATCAGCTCCTGGAGTGCCTCGGTTGCGCCACGGATAACCTTCTGGATCAGGTCAGCCGATCCGGCTCGACCGATCGTATCAAAGAGGCTGTCCCACGTATCGGCGAGATTGGACAGAGCACCGTCGAGCGTCTTCGCGCGCTCCTCCATGCCGCCAGCAAACTTCTGCTGACCGAGCTTGATGAAGTATTCCTCGATGTCCTTGGCGCTCTGGCGCACCGTAGTCGAGACGCCACGGAAGGTGAACCGAATACCCTCAGCCTCCTTGCTGGCCTGAATGCCGAACTGCTTGAGTGGGTCAAACTCACCGGAGACGGAGCGTGAGACGGCCTGCACGAACTCGCCGAGATCCTTGCCCATCGCCGCAGCCGTGTCGCCGTAGGCCTTCAGAGCACGCTCGCTCGGCGTGAGACCGAGGTTCGCCAGCTTGATGAAAGCCTCAGTGGTCTGCGCGAGATCGTAGGGAGTCGTAGCAGCGAACTGCTGCAACGCTTCGAACGCTTGGTTCGCACCCTCCACCGTTCCGATGGTGGTCTTGAGCGACGCGCGGAGAATCTCGAACTGACGTGAGACACTGACCAGCTTCGTAAGCCCAGCGGTCAGCGTGACCATACCAGCCAGCGGACCTAGCAGACGCCCGATGGTGCCTGCTAGGCCACCGCTGGCCCGACTCATCCCGTCAACGCTCTTCTCGGCCTTCTCAGCGTTGAACCCTAGGTTTTTGAGCCGGGCTGCCGCGACCTCCGCCTGGTCGCTGCTTACCTTGATGATCAGATGTGAGACTTCTTCCATGTTGGATGTTCCAGAAGATGCGGTTCAGGTTACGTAAGCCCTCAACCTCCCACGGGACAAGCGTAATCTGGTTGAGACGCGACCATGCCTCTATCTCTGTGAACGATATCATGGCCGAGCTGGAATGAAGCTCCAGATAGAGATCCCAAAGATAGGCAGTAGCCAGCGGAAGCGCGGTCGCCTCGACCAGCTCCTTGGGTTTCTTTCCAGTGATCTTCCATACTCGGTTCAGGTGTTCTCGAAGGGATGCTCCTGACTGGGCTCCAGCCGGTGGCAGGCTCAGCTTGAATTCCCCTCGGGCGTAGTCGTAGAGTTCGCCGAGCCTTGTTTGAAGAAAAGCCGACGGCGTGAGGCCAGAAGGTCGATCTCCTCGGCAATCTGCGGAGCCTCGCGAAGAAACTTCTTCACGTTCTCCAGCGTGCAGGGGATAGAGAAGCTCCACGAGATCACCAGATGCGCGACGAGCTCACGCATAGACTCAAAGACCTGCTCCTGGAGCCTGTCCTTGTCCGTGATGTCGCCGAAATCAGTTACGGCCTTCCGCTTGGCTGCGGCCTCGGCCCGACGAAAATCGTCGGAATCGACGCCACGAATACGGATCCAATGCTCTGTCTTGGAGCCGTCTGGCTGAGAAAGAGGAAGTAGGACTCCCTCGTTTGCGCGTTCGCGTGTGAAAAAGCCCTGCATCTCTGCAGGGCTTTGGCTATCGGGTGGGTTCATTGTGGGTTTCTGACTACGCTTTACGCGCTACGCGTGACGATAATCTGGGTAGCGTCGGCAGCGTTGTAGATGGCTTGGAAAGGCAGCGTGACGAGGTGCGGACCCTGGCCACTAGTGTCCACTTGACCGCCCGTATACTTGATGTTCGGGAGTTCAATGGTGAGAGTGTTACCAGCCGGATCCTGAAGCACAACCTCGATGGACGAGGGAGTCTCGTCGAGGAACTTCTCCAGAAGTGCTGAGTTCTCAAAGAACGCTGTCACCTGACCAGTCACAACACTGCGGCCGATACTGGGGAGGATGGTCTTTTCGTCGCCGACAACAAAACGTGGCGCGATGCCGTTCTCGAGATTCAGGCTGATCTCGGTGATCACCGCGATGGCCGAGCCACCTTCGTTGATGCTACCGGCGATACAGTCCATCATCGAGTTCGTTGGCGCAGCAACGATAGTCTGACCAGCAATCGCAGCGTTGAGCAGCTCCAAATCTTGGCCGATGCAACCAAAGGTGACGTTGATGCGCGCGTCATCGCCAGCTGTGAAGCTGAGCCCGAGTGTGTTGAGCTCGACACCCTTGAAGACATGCCGGCTCTTGTCCACGTCAGCGATGTCACTGAAGTGGCGCATGATGCTGAACGACCGTCTGGTCGTGCCAGCCTTGAGCACATTGGACGCCCACGTGCCGCCAAGAACAGCCTGCAGGAAGTCGTCGTATGCGTTGTGACTGAGCTCGCCGCTGATCTCGCCGCCGACCTGACGAGTACCGTGGCGGAAGTCGACGATCTGACGGTCAGAGCGAAGCTCCTCAGAGACCATGGAGCCCTTGGCGATGGCGAGCGAGCAGCCCACGTGGCGAATCGCCTTGAGGGCCGGAGTGGCAGGAGTCGTGCCGTAGGTGACCTCGGCAACGGCGTAGAGTGCGTGTCTGGCAGTATCGGACATGGTATGTTAGATTTGACGGTTGTAGTGAGCGTAGTACCTTACTGTTATACTGAGTCTGAGCAGACCGTCGACTCGACGTGCCGCAGAACGACCTGACGAGAGAACTGTCACTCCCTGCCCAGAATGGGTAAAGTAAGAACCACTCTGGAACAACTCTTGAACCTGGTCGGCCATATCACTGATATCGCCCACTCCTTCGTCAAGCGGATAGTTCAGATCGACTTGCATGAAGCCATCGACACGGTCTTGGCCTCCTGCGCCGTTACTCGCTAAAGTAATTGAAAGATCGCTGAAGTTGAGCGATGCCCAAGGCAACCCAGTGCTAGGAGATTCGAATTTTCGATTCTCACTCTGAACGTTTTCTTCGGGGAAAAGCGCAGCAGCAAAAAAGGCCGCACGTAAAGCAGTCTGAACGTTGGTGATCATTTCTTGCCTCCGTTCTCGGCAAAATACTTCTGGATCAGCTGCTTGATGCGCACAAAGTTCTTCCGCACCATGCCGTCTGGAGCCTTGGTGTGGCTCCAGCCGTCGAACTCTATCCGGTGGGCGTAAGGAAGTGAGTTGGTGAGGTAAAGAGCCTCACCAACTTTTGAAGACGCTATGCCAGTCGTAATCTCACTGAGCGTAGCCGCTCCTGACGGGTCAACTTGCTCGGTGCTTCCAATCGCAGCCTGCTGCTTGGAGAAGCGCCAATTTGCGCGAAGACGGCCAGTGTCAACCGGAGTGTCAAGAACCACAGCAGAGAACAACTTCAGCGCGACGCCGCGCTTGAACTTGTTCACGCTCATGTTCGAGTTCTTCCCGAAATTAACAACTTGTGCCGAAAAGCTCATCAGTAACTGGCAACTTCAGCCCAGTCGATTTGCACCGCTGCTGACCAAGTTCCGGTAGCAGGCACTGCGACGGAGCGGATTGAAAACCCTTCGTTGGTGGCTAGCACAAGCGGATGCTCACCGTCGCCAACTTCAGACTGCAACAGGATCGTGCCAGGCGGAATGATCTCGCCGTTGAGCGAAGCCGTAATCGGACCAGCCGCAGCAAGGGCGGAAAGCGCCGAACCTTCCAGGGTCTTAGTTCCAGCACCAAGCGCAGCAGTCGTGGCGATGCGGATGTCACCGCTTGCGACTAGTGAACTGCCCATACTCGTCCGCTTCTTGAGCAAAGCGGCAGGGCTAACTCCAGTTCCGCCAGAGCCCGCAGCAGACCAGCCAGTGGACTTGACCAAATCAATTTGCACCGGAACGCCAGCAGCGAAGAACGTCGTGCTGACGACGGCGGAGATACGAATCTTTCGGATGACCGCAAAGCGAGTGGCGTCTGTCCATCGGAACTGGAAAATCTCTGAGTTGGCCGCAAGCGCAGCAGGCAGGATGCCGGTGAATCCGCCGTAGGAGTAGTGACCGAGACTCTCCATTTCAAGAGGCTTTACTTGCACAGACAACGCACGGAATGCAGTTCCGCCGACGTCAGCCTCGAATCCGTTTTGACCAATAATTTTTACAGACATAGAGTTTAGTAGTTGAAGAGTTTAGACCCAAAACCAACCCACAGAGTATCTATCGAACAGCGTTGCCGCCTTGCCAGCTTTGCTGTTCAAGTTCGACGGTTTCTGTTGTCCCGGTCCGAGGTCCTGTCCGGTGCCAGTGCGTCGCGAGTCTCTGGGTTTCGGATAGGCGAGCGGCTGGTCGATTGAAGCGTAAATCGTGAAGCCGACACCCGGCACAATATCGCAGGCAATCACTTTGATCGGTTCCAGTCGCTGGTCGTCGATGCTATGCGTGTCAGTCATCGTAGGCTTCGGCATCAACCAAGCCTGGACAATGGAAGTCGAAGAAATACTGGTTTGACCAGTGACCACCAGTTTGGCTTCTGTAGAACCTGGCCAGTCCCCAAAGTCGACTACACCTTCTCCCTTGTTGATGCCACCGGACGGAAGTGCGTCAAATTCAGATTTGCGAACTGGCTCGTCTGCGGCTACAGCTGCTGACAGACCGGTGATGCGGACACCGGTCTGCAGCTCGATTGAACTGTGGACTTTTTGGCTCATTAGCCTATGATGACGTAAGTGAACTGCGAGGCCGTCGGTGCAGTGGCGAAATTCAGACGCACCGTGTTGGTATCAGGCCGAGAGACATCGCACAGGATGGAATCCCACGGAGTCGAATTACGGAAGACCTCGACGGTCACCGCACGCGTGCCGAAGTTATGCGTGATGTCATACTGCGTAGCGCTTCCGTCGCCGATGTTGCCCGTGTTTTTGAGCTTGCGATTGCTGTGATTCGCCAGCTTCAACGGCGTAACGATTCGAAGGTCATCAGTCCCTGTATCCGTCTCAGCTTGCGTAGCAAGCTCCGCGATACCAGCAGACGTCTCGCTCGCTGCGCCAGCAGACGTGCCGAAGGCCGTCCAGGTTACCGCGCCAGAACCCAGCGTGAAGTTGACAGCCGTCTGACGCCACGTAGTCGCAGCATTGGTGGTGCCTTCCTCGACCGTGACAACTGCCTGTTCCAGCTCAGCGGCAGTCGAGGCATCGAGCGCGCGAGTCATGACCGACGCCGCGCCGTTCCAGATGTAGATACCGTTTTCTGCGCCTGTGCTCTGGTCCTTGACCAAGACACGGTCATTCGTGGCCATCGTAATGCTGTCGATGGTAGCGCCAGGAGACGAAAGATTGATGTTGGCCGTGGAGGCAACTCGGACTGAATCCTTCCAAGCCAGACCTTCGACAGCGGAATCGACGTAGGCTTTCGTGGCTGCGTCCTGCGCGCCGGACGGGTCCGGAAGATTGACAATCTTCGCGCCGCTTGTGAAGTCAAGGTCTGAATGGACTTTTTTACTCATGGTAGTTGTTGATTAGAAACAGCGTATTGAACCAGCAGTTGAAATGACAAAGTAGACGACAAGCTGATTGTTACTCACGTGTACAATCTCAGCTTCAATCTCGGCGCCACCAGAGTTGAAAACAGCTACAATGGGTTTTCTACCTAGGTTGTGGTTTACTGTCCAGCTAAGTGCAGCAGAGAACGACGCTGTAAAAGTGTTCGCAGTTGACGAGCCGTCGATTTCTGCAAGCGCAGCGTTCACAAGAACTCGGAAGTCCTTGAACTGAGAATTTGAAGGAATC